AGGCGGCGGCAAAGTTATGGCAATGAAAGGCGGCGGCAAAGTCATGAAGGGAAAAAAGAAAAAAGTAAAAAAAGGTAAGAAAAAGTCTGTAAAGAAAAAATAGATGCCAACTTATTCTTCAACAGCAAACTTCGATCTGTCTATAGATGATATAGCAGAAGAAGCTTTCGAACGTTGCGGTCTTCAAACTCGTAGTGGATACGATATAAAGACCGCTAGGCGTTCTATAAATCTTATGTTAGCTGAATGGGCTAACAGAGGATTAAATCTTTGGACAATTCAAAAACAAGAAAAAACTTTAGCTGCTACTACAACAGAATTATCTGGAACAGATTTATTTGGTTCAGGAGCTGAAGCAGCTCAACAAATAATAGATATTACAGATGTCGTGATTCGTGATTCAAGTAACAATGAATTTTCAACAACATCAATAAGTCGTTCTACATATTTAAATTATACTGTTAAAACAACCAGCGGAAGACCAAGTCAATACTACTTCGAACGTACGATAAACCCAAAACTATTTCTGTATCCTGCAGCAGATACCACTTACACTCTAGTATACTATGCTTTAGTTCGGATGAAGGACTCGGGGGCTTACACAAATAATGCTGAGATTCCATTTCGTTTTCTTCCATGTTTGACTGCCGGTTTAGCTTATTACATAGCTATGAAAAAAGCGCCAGATAGAATTCAGATTTTAAAACAAATTTATGAAGATGAATTTCAAAGAGCAGCTGATCAAGATGGTGAAAGAACAAGTTTATTTTTAACTCCTAAAACTTATTTACCTGGAGCTTAAATGGGAAAATACGCATCTGGTAAGTTTGCGAAACGCATATCAGATAGATCTGGTATGGCTTTTCCTTATAATGAAATGGTTCAGGAATGGACAGGTATTTGGGTACATATAAGTGAGTATGAACCAAAACATCCTCAGTTAGAACCTTTACCAATTGTCACAGATCCACAATCGTTACAATATGCAAGAGCTCAAAGAAAAGATTCAAGAGTTTTTGTTGGTGGTGCTACTGGTCCTATAAACGGAGGAAGAACAGTTGTTAAACCAACTTCTGGAGACGCTGCTTATGACGGTGAGGGATTTGGTTTGACAGTAAATCAATTTCAAACATTAGATATGCCAGTAACTAATTTTTATGCAAATGGAGTGTCTTATGTATCTACACAAAAAAGCATGATGCCTTTAAGTGTTCAACAACCAAATAAACCTACACAGTTGAATTCTGGCGTAGGTAATGTTACAGTGAGTGCTTCATGACCGATTATTCAGATTTAACAGATAACGTAAGAAACTACACAGAAACTAGCACAGCAGTTCTTTCTAATGCTATTATTCAACCTTTTATAGAATCCGTTGAAGATAAGGTAAGAAGAACAGTAGATTTAAATTATTATAGAAAATATGACACAGCAACACTTTCAGCGAATAATCCTTTTTTACCTTTACCTGGAGATTGGGAAGCAACAAGATCAATACAACTAATAGATTCTAATGATGATCGAACTTTCTTGATACAAAAGGATATTTCGTTTATGAATGAATATGCACCAGATAGAACGTCTGCTGGAGCCGGCACGCCAAAATATTATGCGATGTGGGACCAGGATACACACTATCTAGCGCCAACCCCGAACGCTGCATTAACTGTAGAGCTCGCATACACGTACAAGCCAACTGGCTTATCAAGTACAAATACATCTACTTGGTTAAGTCAAAACGCTCCAAACGTGCTGTTGTATGGTTGTATTTTAGAAGCACTTGGATACTTGAAAGGTCCAGCAGATATGATACAATACTACGACAAAATGTATAATCAGTCTGTACAATCTTTAGCCACATATGAGATGGGGCGTGATCGTAGAGACGAATTTCGGGACGGCGTTATTCGTATCCCTCTCGAATCAAGGAACCCATAGGAGATTATTATGGCAATTACTCAAGCTGTATGTAACAGTTTTAAAGTGGAGATCCTGAAAGGCCTACACAATTTTACGGCAACGACAGGGAACGCTTTTAAACTAGCATTATACGACAACGAAGCTACTTTAAGCAAATCAACAACTGCTTTTCAACAAACTGATGAAGTAGCAAACTCAGGTACTTACTCTGAAGGCGGAGGAGCACTAACATCTGTAACACCTACCTTATCTGGTGATGCGGCTGTTTGTGATTTTTCTGACATTTCATTTACAAGTGCAACTATTTCAGCACAAGCTGCTGTAATTTATAATAGTTCAACTGTATCTGGTTTGACAACCAATGCATCTGTTTGTGTACTGGATTTCGGTGCAGTTAAAACTTCTACTTCAGGAACATTTACAATTACGTTCCCTGCAGCTGAAGCAACAGCAGCAATTCTAAGGATCGCATAGGAGATAAATTATGGCCACTATCCAAGGATGGGGCCGACAGACCTGGAATTCGGGTGCATGGAATACCTTCGCACCCGTTACCGCTACAGGTAATGGTCTCACTTCAACAGTTGGTTCCGTAAGCACAGTAACTACCAATATTTTTGGGGTTACAGGAAATCAACTTACATCTAGTATAGGAGATGCTGCTCAAGCAAATGAGTATGCAGCTACTGGTAATGCAGTAACGTCATCATTAGGCACAATGCCTAATCCGACGATTGTTGACAATCAGTTGCTTACTGGGTGGAATAGAGGTGTAGGCACAACAATTCCATTAGGATGGGATGCTTCGTCATGGAATAATGGCGACTTTATTTTAACAACAAGTAATGGATTATCTGGTGTTGGTTCAACATCCGCCGTAGGTTCTGTTACTACTTCGGGAGCTTCTGCTATTGCTCCTTCAGGAGTATCTGCAACTTCGGCTTTAGGAACGGCTGTAGCTACAGGAGTAGCGGAAGCCACTGCTACAGGTAATGTAATTACACCTTCATTAGGTGAAGCCACTGAAACGGGATCCTCTGGTTTCACAGTTACAGGTATAGGACTGACTGCTCAAGTAGGTGATGAGTCTGCTTCAGGAGTACGTCAATCAGGTTGGAACAGAGGAGCTAATCAAGTTACAGAAGAAATAATTGGTTGGGGTGATAATCTTTGGAATATATTAGAAAGTGAATATTCTTTATCTGGTAATAGCTTAACATCAGAAACTAATCTAACAGGATTTACAGGAAGTGTTAATCCAACAATTACAGCAGCAGGACTTCAATCAAATGCTGGTGTTCTTGGAGGTTTTGCTCAAGCAAGTGGTGTACAAGCTACTTCTTCGTTAGGAACTTTCTCAATATCAGGAGACTCAACATTAACTATTGTTGCAGCTTCAGAACCAGAATTAAATATAACATTAGGAACATTACCACAAACAATTGACGTTGCTTCTCAAGTAATAACACCATCACTTGGAACAAGTACAATTACTGCAAATGCAATTGTATCAGCAACAGGTAATGGATTAACAAGTAGTCTTGGCTCTGAAGGAATTGAGATAGATGTAAATGTTGTTGGTGCAGGAGGATTTGTTACAAAAACTGTAACTGTTGTAAGTACATCTAGTGGCAATAAATATGTTGTTGATGGTATTCAACAAGATACCTTAGAGTTAGCAGAGGGAAATACTTATAGATTTGATCAATCAGACTACACAAATAATGGGCACCCATTTAGATTTAGTGAGACACCGAATGGTACGCATGCAGGAGGCCAAGAATATACAACTGGTGTCACTGTAAGCGGGACTCCAGGGTATGCAGGAGCGTACACTCAAATAACCGTAGCTAGCGGTGCACCTACTTTATATTATTATTGTACTCAACATTCTGCTATGGGAGGAACGGCAAATACTCCTGCTCAAGATGCAAATCGATTTACAGCAAATGGATTAACAAGTTCTGTTGGTGATGTGACTCCTAGTGCTGGAGCAATAACTGCAGTAACAGGTATTGGATTAACTCTTTCTTTAGGTGAAGAAACACAGGAAACCAGCTATGAAGCTCCTTCGGTTGAAATAACAAGCGCAATAGGTACTTCTACTGTAATAATAAGTGCAGACTTTACACCTACTGGAGTTTCTGCTACAAGTAGTACGGGTAATTTAAAAGGGACATTCTGGACCGAAGTAGATGACTCAAACAGCGCAATAAGTTGGACCGAAGTTCATAAAGCTGCATAAAAGTTTTGACAAACTTTCAAATAATAACTAAAACTTTAAATAGGAGATAAAACAATGGCGTCAACTTATTCAACAAGTTTGAGAATAGAGCTTCAAGGTTCTGGAGAGAATTCGGGAACTTGGGGAACTATTACCAACAACAACTTTTCGCAATCATTAGAGTTTAGTATTGCTGGTGTAGTAAATGTAGCGTGTGGCGATAATGCTGTTACAACACTTACAAATGCTGACGGACCGCAATCACAAGCTAATAACCAAGCAAGAAATGCTCACATAAGATTAACGGGTGCACATGGTGCAGTAAGAATAGCACAATTCCCAGCTACTCAAAAAATTTATTTAATTACCAACGCAACAACTGATTCAGGATCTTCAGGGCCTTACGCTATGACTGTAAGACTAGGAGCTTCTGGCAACACATTATCTATTGCAAATGGCGCTACTAGATTAGTAGCAACAGATGGTACTAGCTGGTATGATGTTTTTGCTTCAGGAGGTCAGTTTGGTGGTTCTTTCTTAGCTGATGGAACTGTTGATATTAACGGTAAAGATTTAGTATTAGACGCAGACGGCGATACTAAGATTGTTAATTCTACTGATGATAGAATTGAATTTTCTATTGCAGGCACAGGTGTAGGTAACTTTACAAACTCCTCTAGTGATTTTGTAATTACTTCAGGTGTGCAAGATAAAGATATTGTATTTAAAGGTGACGATGGCGGATCAGCTATTACTGCTTTAACATTAGACAACTCTGATGGTGGTGCAGCATACTTTAATGATAAAGTTATTGCTGGTACTGGTGGTTTTCAAGTTGACAACATTACAATAGATGGCACAGAGATTGATTTATCATCTGGAGATTTAACTTTAGATGTTGCTGGTGATATTGTTTTAGATGCTGACGGAGGAGATGTAAAAATTTCTGATGCTGGTACTCATGTAGGATCATTAAGTAATTCATCTTCTGATTTTGTTATGGAATCTATAGTTTCAGATAAAGATATTATATTTAAAGGCAATGACGGTGGCTCTGGTATTACAGCCTTAACACTTGATATGTCAGGTGCTGGTGCAGCAACATTTAATAATGATGTAACAGCTTTCTCTGATGAAAGACTTAAAACAGATATTAAAACAATTGAAGACGCACTAGAAAAAGTTTCTCAAATGAGAGGTGTAACTTTCAAAAGAGAGGGTGTGAATGGCACGGGTGTTATCGCACAAGAAGTTCAACCTCATCTTCCTGAAGTAGTACATGATAAGCAAGAATACTTATCGGTTGCTTACGGAAATATGGTGGGTATTTTAATTGAAGCAATTAAAGAGTTAAAAACAAAAGTTGATAAACTAGGAGGTTAAGAGTGGCTATACCAACTTCAGGTGCTCTTGCTTTCTCTGCTTTACAGACAGAGTTTGGCGGCACAAATCCAATCG